AAACAAGCCAAGACAATGGCAGAGAAGGTCATAGAGATTGGTCTAGCTCCCGTTGACGAATACTATGGATCGGAGGTTACCATGTATTATCCTGGATTGTATGCGGGTCAAACAGATTTGGTCTGCATACATGATGGGGAAGATGCAATTGTGGACTTTAAACAATCCAATAGGCCAAAGCGTAAAGAATGGGTTGAAGATTATTGTTTGCAGATTGCAGCATATGCCATGGCTCATGATTACATCCACGGCTCAAGGATTAATAAAGGCGTAATCATGATCTGTACTCCTGACCTATACTATCAAGAATTTGTCGTTGAAGGGGCAGAATTAAGGCAATATAAACATAAATTCTTGAAGAGATTGGACATGTATCATGACCTAAAATTTAGTGAAAAGGAGGAATACGATACCCAAAAAGAAAATGAAGAATATCTAAAAGAACTAAAGGAGAAACTATGAATGATAAACTTAGAACCGTTCTAAAGAAGAGATACGAGGCAGATATCGAAGATGCTAAGTATAAGATTAAATGTTTTAGTGATCAAGAGATTGTAATACCTGAACACCCTGACATAACATTAGAAGTAGATAAATTATTGATGAAAATGGCGGAAGCAGAGGATAAATTGGCAGTAATGGAGCTACATTATGACAAAAATGGGGCAAAAAAAGAATTACTATAGTATTCTGTGACAGATTAAAAAAAATTTTTTTTATTTCATGAAATAAAGTGTACTTTGTGTACTTTTGACCTAGAAGTGTTGATATATATAGGTTTAGGGTGTACACTTTTTAGTACACTTTTTGTTTTTTGGTACATATTAATATGTACTACAAAAAATCCTATCGCGCGCGCGAATGCTTATTTTAAATAAATCAATCTGTGATATAAACCTATACATGCCTAGGAAAAGACGAAAAGCTATCGCCTCAACTGTAACTCCCGACATACCTTATCCTAAAGTCCGAGTGGAGTGGATCGATTGTGTGAGTGATTCGGGCTGGGCTACTGAGAAAGAATTTGATAGAATGAAACTTGCACGACCAGTTAATGAGGGTTGGTTGTATTCGAAAGATAAAGATTCAATTAAACTCTTTGCTAGTTATGATAAAGATGATGACGGATTTAGTTTTGGGGATCGGACGATGATTCCTCGGGCTTGGGTAAAGAAGATCCAGAAGATTTAGTATCCACCTCACCTTCAATTGTTTTAGCCTTTAATAGCGGTTCGTAATCTGATAAAATTTGTTTCATTTTATTTTCTAATTCTGCCTCTGATAAATCTTCTAATTTTCCTGTTTTAATTATTTTTCTATCGATATACAGACCGGCAGCTTTTCCTCTATTAGCTTCTGCGTTAACTGCCGATGAAAAAGATCCTTTCTTTAGTGCTGCCTCTCGCAATCTCGCAAGTTCTGCAACATGACCCTCATAAGTAACTTCATGTTTTTTTAATCTTTCTTCTTTTAACTCACCTATAAACTTCACTACAAGTGGAGACAATCTCGGATTACATAATTCAGATCCCTCTTGTCTCGCTCTTTTTGGAGAATATCCTGCCTTAATTGCTGCCTCCGTTTGTGTTAGGGGTCCGTTTTCATCACCGAAAACTAAAAATTCAGCAAATCTTTGTTGCATTTCTGTTAATCTTTTTGGTACACCCATAATTGACTTTTTAGGGTAACACCTCTATAAAGTCAACAATGAAAGTTCATAGAAGTTCGAAGGAGTTACAAGATACTATTGAGGGGTATAAACAACTAGTTGACCAACAAAAGAAAGAAATTTGGGAGTTAAAAAAATCTTTATCTGAAAATGAACAAAATAAAAATCTTTTAATTGGTTACAAAAATGTCATTACAGATCTACAAATAAAATTAAATAAAAAATAATGTTTGTTAAACATCTACAAGAATATTTAGATAAATTTACTGAAGGTGCTAACGGAATGAGAGGTAATGCAGTTAGTAATGCAAGAATTTACATTATGACTAGTAAAGGCTATTTAGAGGAGATTAAAAGAATTGAAGTTCATGAAAGTAATAATCCAAAAGATACATCAATAAGAGTTGTTTTAAAACCAAATAGAGAGGAGAAGTTAATACTACCTCCAGGATACATTAAAGATTACTAAGGGCATGGCATGTAACACTACCACGCCCCTAGACTCATTTTAAAGAGGTGAATTAGTTACAGAGTTAGAGTTTTCGTTTCTATCCTTTCTCCATTGTTCAAACTCTTTTTTATCTTTCTCCTCTTTATCCCATTGAGTTCTTAAAACTTCATCTACTGCATTTTCGACTTTTTTGAGACCTTCTTTAGTGTCGACTAAAGTAATTATTTTTTTAATTAAATCTAATTTATCTTTTTCCATCTTTCTTACCTCCTTTCTCTAGTTTTTTAATTGATTGATGTATTTTTCTCCCTAAAACCCTATCTTCATCATCTAAATTACCACTTAAAGATTTTACACTAAGTATGTTCATAATTATATGAAGTTCGTCTAAGGTTAATTCTATTTTAATTTTATCCATTTTAAAAACAATCTGAGCAATATTCTCTGTTTGATGTGCTTTGGTTCTTGTATAGATAATTATTGCACTTCTTAGCCTTACAGATAATTGTTCCTTTTATTAATTTCTTTTTTTCTTGTTCTTTCTCTATCTTTAACAATTCATCAAAAGTTTCATTACCTTTTAACTTCACACCATTAAAAGATTTCAATTGCTCTACTTTCTTATGATTTATTTTCATTCTAAACCCCACTTCTTAATTTTAAAATTAAGTGCTTTTTCTAAATCTTCATCATTTTCACTATTATCTCTTGTCTCAACTATATCTGATTTATCAAATTCTAAATTATCAGATATGCCATTTCTAGTTATTGTAATTGTAGTATTATCCCACTCCTCCTCTGAGATGACCACACCTTTTATATCAACGATATATTCTTTTGCCATTTTTCTTTTTCCTTTCTAATCTTAATTTATATTTATTATAATATACCCCACCTACACAACTCAAGATATTTTTTAAAGTCTGTTCCATGAGCCTTTTTACATTATCTTGAGTTGGTAAATTCTTTTTCTTATTCATATATTTGTTTTTCTTTGTTCCACTTTGCAAGATCTGTTCTTTTTTTCTCCTCAACTTTGTTTACTGTTACATTAAGATCTTCGCCATAATCCGAGTCATCTATTTCTGAATTAAAGGCTTTAATTTTTGCCTCCTTTTCATCATTGGCTTCAACATACCACCAATCAGTCACAACTCGTTCTCTTTCTACTCTGTATAATTGTTTAGTCATTTTCCCTCCTCAATTATTCTCACACTAGTTGGACAATCAGCACCATCCATAACTTCTTTGTATAAATGTCTGTAAGCAGTATAATGAGATGGAATATAATAAATTCTTTCATCATTATAAGTTTCAACATTATAATCGTAACCATCATAAAAATATTGACTAGTTACACCAACTGCAATTTTACCACCTCTCGAACACTCTTTAATCTTTTTAACCATCTTTAAATCGTGTTCATCTTGAGTAGGTCTATTTTTATTAAATGATTTATAACCAATCAAATAAAGTTTTCTTTTTTCTTTGTTTGTTAATTTACTCATACTTTCTCCTTTTTGTTTTTTATCATTTATAGTCCTATAAATTATATTATCAAGCATTATTTTTAGACCACTACCTGGAGTTGTGTCCGTGAGCTTGGACACAACATCTTGTGTTTCATCTTAAATCCTCAATAATATGGATTATTATAATCATCAGTAGGCATACAAAACCACCTACACCCAAAATCATTGGTATATACCACCACTCCATTATTTTAATACTCCTTTCTTTTCTTTTACATAACTCGTTAGTTCATCAAATAAAGCACTTAAACAGAAGTCTCCTAAATCTCCACTGTTTAACGTGTGTATTTTTCCTTGTGGGTCTTTAATCTCAATTTTAAGACTTTCCCACTCCCACTCATTTTTATTTTTTGCCATTTTATTTTTCTCCTTTCTATTCGTATCTTAATATTTCAATGTCTTGCATCATCTCATCAACATTGTATTTTTCTCCAACTGTCATTTCTTTTAAATCTTTAACTACATCATCTCCATAATGATATTCATCAAAAAATTTAATTGGATCGTCAACTCTATGTGATGAAGGGCTATCTGCATCCCCACACCAACGAACAATGAAAAATTTCATTCCTTTTAAATCTTTCACTAATTCTTCATAAGTTGGTTGTGGTTCTTCTTCTAATGGTTTTAAATGTTTAAAATGAATTAATTCATCATCACTTAAACCATAATATTGTTTTGGATCTACTACAGACCTCATTGATTGGCATGTATAAGGATCTGTTATAAATTGACCTTGACAGACAAAACCCTTCGTCCCACTTTGATTAGTTATTATTTTTACCATTTTCTTTTATCTCCTTTCCATTTTCAAAATAGTATTTTGCATTCTTCTTAATACTATCTTGAATTGTTTTATATTTATCAACTACCTCTTTTGAACACTCCCAACACAAAGACAATTTAACTAAGTCTTTGTGTCTTAATTGTTCTTTAATGTAATCAATAAGTTTTTTTTCTGATTTAATCGCACTCTCCCACACACCACAATTAAAATGATCTTGTTCATGATCTACATAAGTTGCGATTACATCTAGTCTTAAATTATCTACAAACATTTTATTTTTCTCCTTTCTTAACCATTTTTAGCATTTCCTCGAATGAATTAGTTGTTCCAATAGTTTCACTATATTCACCATGTTCATCAAGTTTCATCACTGAAAATTTATAAGTCATTTTTTCAGCTTTCATTTCATCACTATT